GGTTGAGGCCGAACGGGTTGAACGTGTTGGCAACGGTCACGTTGGCGGTGCCCATGCCGTTCACGCCCATTAAGCCGGCAGCTCCTGCGTATGGGAACACCGGGCGCTTATCAGCGTCAAGCTGCTGGCCGAGGAGCTTCCACACGTTTGGCGACACGAACACATGGTCAGGCAAGAAGTTGCTGGCCGAAAGGATGTCGGTTGCCGCGTCGTAAAGCGCTGCGATCAGCGTTGACGGGTCGGTGGTGTTGAATGTCCAAGTTGAACCCGAAGCGGATGCACCAGAAGTGATGGCGTCGGCCGCGACGTTGTCTGACTGCAACATGTACTGTCCAGCCAAGTCCTGCAAAATGATTTGCATTGCGGCAGGGCTGGTAAAGTCAATGTCCTGCACCGAAAGAGTGACCTGTCCGGCGAGCGTGGTCTTGGTGACAACGTTGCTGGCAATCACTGGGGTGGTAGCCGAAACCGGGTTTAGTTCAGGCGACTGCGATGCAACTGACGGGTGCGTTGTCCACGTCGGGCGAATAAATGTCTTGCTGTTGCCACCGTCTGGCATGGCGCGCGCACCGATTGCCGCAACAACTGGGCGGATGTAATTCAGGTCTTGAAAAACTGGGCCGAGAACAGGCACCGGCAAAAGACCCGGCGTGTCGGTGGTGAGAGTGTCACCAGCGGCAGCTTGCAAGGCGGTCTGCTTGGTCTTTGCGGCCTCAACAAACGCTTCGTTGACCTTGCGGAACGTGTCGCCACCAATGTGGTACGCGGCAAGGTATTCAGCAGCCGACGGCATCTTAAATTCGCGCTTCGGCTGTGCGGGCAGCGGCGCGGTAGGGATTACCTGCTCGGCTGCGGCTTCGATCTTTTCCATTGTTGGGGTCTCCTTCTCGGGGGTCACTTCTTGATTATTACTGATCTCATTTTCGTTTTGGTGGATACTTGCGGCAATGTCGGTGATTTGTGCACCAGCAAACGCCGGCACGGGTACGAGGCTGAGCTCAATCCATTCGGCGGCTTTGACGACCATGGTGTCGCCGTCCATGCGCCATTTGGTTGGGTTAATTCCTACAGACACGCTGTCAAGCACGCCTTCTTGGGCAAGTACTAGGGCTTCGTCGCCCGCTGCGGTGGGGGCAATGCGAGCCGAAAACAGCATGCCTTCTTCGGTGTCAACGCGCTCGGTGACTACTCCAACCGGCTGTGTTGAGTCGTGGTACATAAAAAGTTTGGGGGCTTTGCCGTCGGTTGGTAAAGCTCCTGCTTCAATACGGATTTTTTCGCCGTTTGTCACGACAGCGTCAACGCCGTAGGGCACGGCAATCCCGCTAATGGTGCGCTTAGATTCGGTTTCGCCTTCTGCGGCTTGCACCCACACTTGGGCTTGCAACGTGATTTTGTTGTTCATGTTTTTACCTTTCGGAAATTTGTTCTTGCGTGTTTTCTTCGACGGGTTCGTCGGCGCGATCTGATTCGTAGTTTTCGGTCAAATAGTCGTCTGGGTCAAATTCAACGTAGGTGCCGCGGGGCAAAACGTTGTCCATGCTCAAAGTTTCGGCAATGGCCTCGGCGTAGAGCTTTACGCCAAAGATGTAAAGGTCGGCGCGTGCCTGTTGGCTGGACTGGTACGAATACGACCCGGTCGACACACCAACCAAATACGGGGGCACGTTGGCAAGGCGCGCGGCTTCCAATGCGCTGTAATTGGCGGATTCGATCAGCAGCATTTTGTCGGGGGTCATGCTGGTTTCTTTGTATTCCACAAACTCGTTCAGGGCGGCAGTTTGATTGGTGGCGCGTGCCGCGTTGAACGCCGACGCAAGATCGGCAAGTTCTTGTGCGCTCATTGGTTCCCCACCGCGCTGCATCAATATGCCGGCTGGCACGGCTGAGCTGGCGTTGCGATTACGCGCGGCCTCGATCTTCAGCGCGGTTTCAATCGCACCGGGTGCCGAATAAATTAAGCCTTGGGCTGGCGACAAAAACTGCACAAGGTCGTCGGGATCAATCATGCCGCCGTTGAAATACACCTGCTTTGATGGGGCAAACCAGACAGGGCCAACCATGTCGGTGGTTGTGATTGAGCCGGCTGGCAAACGGGTAAACGCTGCGGGGTAGCCGTCTGCGGTGCGTGCGCTGATGTACCAAAATGCTCGACCGAACATCATCAGGTCGTCGAGTGTCCATGCCATCAAGAATTGGTAGGGCACTGTCGGGTCGGGTCGGCGTAGCCATGAGCGTGGGTCAAGGTACACCTTTTCGGATTTGCCATCCATCCACCGTTCGTTGTACATGCGTAGCGGCATGCAACCGATGACGGATGCCATCAGGTCGCGTGCACGGTTAATTGCCGGCACTGAAATTGCGCGGTTGCGTGCTTCGCCTTCTTGGTACGAGTAGTACTGGCCGATCATGGACACGCCTGATTGGTTTGACGTGTAGCCGCCAGCGGCCGCAGCTTTGGCGGGTGCTGGGCTTATTGCTGCCTTGTTGACGGACTTGTTGAACAGTGCCATGTGTCTATGTTGCCCGATCTGATCGCTTTTTGGTGGCACCCCCCGTCGGTCGTGTCCGATCCCGACGAAAGGCAAGACGCAGGCGAGGGGTACCGTGCGCGATGTTAGTGCCCCGCAACCACGATCATCGGTTTTCCCACAACAGTCGGTCGAGCAGCTAAAGCGGCTGCCCACACCATGCAGCGGGCCAGTTCGATGGGCCCGGGTGAGCGTTGCGACGACAACGCCATGCTGCCTTGGCTGCGGACAGCGACGGCACGCTGAACGTGCTCGGCCAGCATTTGTTCGCCAGTGTGGCGCAGCGTGCGTTCCTCGATCATGTTTTTTACTGCCGGCGTGTAACGCAATAATTCGCCGTACCCGACGACCTGATACCTCCGTTCGAGCGATGGGGGTAGGTGCAGCTCAATGGTGGGGCTGACCGCGAACGCAATTTTTGGGTCGGCGGCTAGTTGTTGGATGGCGGCGACGCATTGGGCGATGGTGTCCACATGGAACGCAACGGTGACACCGATGCGACCATCACCTAGTGGCACGGCTCGCACCCCGAAATAGCGGGAGTCGTCAAGGCTGGATTCGACGGCGATGATGCCGCCCGGTGGGATTTCGTCAATCTGTAGTTCGGGCCATTGACCAGGGCGCACCCAAGCGCGATCGCTGGCCACCCACAGGTTGACGCTGGCACGCAGAAACGCTGCCCGGTCAGGAGATTGTGCCTCGGCCGCGATTGTTTCCATTTGCAGCGTCCTCGACACGGCGGGGTTCCCAAACAACCATGCGGCGGGTGTCATCGGGTCAAGATCAGGCGGCGGCGACCATTCGGCCATGTACAGCGGGCCCTGTTTGCCAGAGTCAATCTGCCGCAAACCTTGTTCCCTGTAACGCAAAAACACGGTGCTGGATTCGGTGCCGGCTGTTGACCACATGGCCATAAGCGGGTTTGGTCGAGCACGCATGGTCGGTAGCAAACCTTGGTCAATCGCGTCGGTACTGATATCCCAAATTTCGTCGGCCACCACTAGGTCAACGGACAAGCCGTGACCGACGGATGGGCTGGCGGCTTTGACCAGCCACCGCGACCCGTCAGGCATCCGCACCTCGTTACGCCCGTAAGCCCAAGTGACCTTTGCCCCAAACTGGGTTTCCAGCAGCTCAGCCAGTTTACGAAACAACTCGACCGCAACGTCAAGGCGATGCGCTGTTGAAAGCACGGTGACGGGCTGGCCTCGGCGCAAAGGCTCCATAGTCAAGAAATGCCCAACTAGACAAGCCAACGCAGTCGTCTTTCCATTTTGTCTAGCGGTCGAAACCAGTCCAAGGCGATGCTGAAACCTGCCGTCATCACGCAACGCAGTCAAACCAGCCAACGCACGCAATTGCCAAGGCATCAACGTCGTATTCAAAAACCTCTCCGACCATCCCCCCAACTCAGTCGCCAACGATCCGTGCCGGTCATCCCAAACCGTCTCCAGTCGGGGCTGATCTCGGCCAGTCTGCGCCAGTTCGTTCTGATCTGAGCTGGTGGATACGATCGAGATTGGGGTCGGGGTCAGGCGTTTGCTTGGTAAAAAACCGTTTTGGCCGTGTTGTTGCATGGCTTGGTTGCGGGCTTTGATTCGTGCTTGGTCGTTGGCTTGTCGTGTTCGGTTTCCTCGGCGGCTGTTGCATTGTTTGCATGCTGGTGTGAGGTTGTCGAGGTTTGAGTCTCCGCCGTGCATGACGGGGATGATGTGGTCGGCTTCGGTGGCTGGTTGGCCGCAGTAGGTGCAGGGTGGTTTGGTTGCGAGTAGGCGTTGGCGGTTGGCTTTGTAGGTGGGGGTGTTGTGTTCTTTCCCCATCTCACGCCCTCGCTTCGCTCGGTTGTGCTAGCGCGGCCTTCGGCCTTGCTGACGTTCGAGGTTTGTTGCTGTTCATGTCGGGCTCAAGTCTGTTGGGTTTGTTTGTGCACAACCTTAGCGATCTGTGTTCGGGCAGACGGGTGTAATGCTCCACCCCCCGGCTTGCCTCTACCCGGGCCCCACTTGCTCGAACTCTTATTCGCTTCAACGCTTTGCCCAAACCATTTCGTCTTGCATGTTTCGGGGCGCGTTGATCTACCCCCGTTACCGGGTGTCATCCACCTAGGGCGCGACCCCTAGTAGGTCATGGGTTTGTTTAGTTGTGCAGGTCTGGTCGGGTCAACCTGTGGGTGATGAACTCTAAATCGCTAGGGCGCACCACATGATTTTCTATGCCAGCCAACGCAAACGCGGCCAGCCAGTTGTCCTGACTTGTAGTCGTTTTGCCCTTTTCGTTTTTGAGCTCCACAACCAGCATTTGACCTTTGTTCGGGTGCACCAGCACCAAGTCTGGGAAACCAACGTCGCCTTCTACATGGGTTGCCCAGCGGCCTCGAATGTTCATAGCGGGCAAGTCATGGTGAATCAGCCAGCCATAACGACGGGCGAGGTTCACCACAATGGACTTCAAGTCAGCTTCGGTCATGCGCCATCACCAATCTGCCTATGTACTCGGCTACCTGTGGCACTACCGCGTTGCCTAATCCTCTAAGTCTGTCCACCCGACAGGAAACCCCATCAGCCACTCGACCCACATCGGGTTCAACTTCCCACTGTTGCCTTCCGATTTCCGCGCAGCGTCGCCCAATGTCGGGTTTTTTCTGCTCTTGGGCGTAAATGTGTCCACAGTTGTTGGCGTTGGCCACATTTGCACTGCCATCGGCAAATCGCATTCTGTCCCTTTCAACGAGCGACCCGATGGGCCTTTCCAATCGCGTGCTTGTGGCGTGGGCCACCAGCCACTGCGAGCTACCATGCTTGGACTCATCTGATTCATTGTTGCTGTTGGGGTATGCAACAATGATGATCCGTTCACGTCGATGGGGCGCACCCAATCCGGCTGCTGATACAACACGCCATTCCGCGTCATACCCGATTTCGGCAAGCTCTCCAATGACGGTAGTTCCCCCCATAGAGAGATGTCCTCTGACATTTTCCAAGATCGCATATCGGGGTCGTAGTGCGCTAATGCAGTCTCTGACCCATGGCCAAAGGTGTCTTGGGTCGTCGGTTCCTCGTCGTTTGCCAGCTGTGCTGAATGGCTGGCAGGGGTATCCACCGCAAATAACGTCAGGTCGTTCAACGGTTCCCCACTCGATTTGTTTGATATCTCCATAGTTGGGCACCTCGGGCCAATGTTTTTTAAGCACTTTGCACGCGTACGGGTCGATTTCTGATTGCCAAATGACTTTCATGCCGGCGCGTTCCAAACCTAGGTCAAGGCCACCGATGCCGCTGAATAGGCTGCCGACGGTCAGTGTCATTTTTGGGCTAGCCATTCTTGCCCTGTCGGGTCATACGATTCGGTGATTTCGTCGCGGTCAAGCATGCGTTCAACAGCTGCGTGCCGCTGATCAAATGTGCCGGGCAACATCCGCATGACATAGCGGCGGCTGTATTGTTGGCCGTCATCCAACAGCAAACGCACCGCGTTTTCAATGTCTGCGCCCCTGATCATTTCCAAGACTCGATCAACTGGCTGGCTTCACGGGCCGTCAATGACTCCAACGGGTGCTGAAAACGCTCCATGATCTCGTCAAACATGGCTTCGTCATCCAGCCCACGGTCTTTCGCTAGTTTTTTGATAAACCCAAGCTGCTTAGGGGTAGCCAATGAGGTGGGTGATGCCATCGAGCCAACCTGCATGCGCTCAACCTTTTGCATTTCTTGCCGCGACGGTTTCGCCCCCGCCTTGTGGCCAAGCGGTGATGAGCCGATCATGCGGCCAATACTGCTGGTCTCAGCGTTCTCCACGAACGACGTTTTGTTGACGGGGCTGGAGCCGAGCACTTCCTCGGCGTGGCCAACCGCGACGACTTTGCCGGCGACTATGCCTTCGGCTCGGAACACCACGGTTTTTCCGTCGTAATGGAGCATGGTGGTGACGATTTGTGATTCTGGGTATGCCTGCCACCAACGGACAAGGCGTTCTTCAACGGTCTCGTAATTGTTTAGATCAAATGCCATGTCGGGATGCTCCTAGTTAGACCAGTTCCCACACCCTAATTGGTGAGCAGTGCCGCCTACGCGATGGTTGGTAGTTGCCTGTGAACCTGATCTTGCCGGCTTTGTGCAAACGGTTGATGATCGGGCCAATAGCGCGGTTGTCGTGCGCTGTCGCACCGTGGTGGGTTTCCAGCCATTCCCACACTTCGTCGGTAGTGAACGTGCGGCGCATACGGCCAACGGTCAGCACAGCGTTTTCGCAATCCTCGTCAAATCGTGGGTTGGTGTTGCCTGCTATTT